CCTTTTCGTGGTAAAGTTGCAGCTCTCCGAAGTCATAACCGTTTTCGCCCAGGTAGTAGAAAACCTTCTTGCTCTCGATACCGTCTTTTGGCTTGTTGACGTCTTCGCCCCATTTGTCGATGTAGATTGTGCTCCCTACTCGCTCGTATTTCCCACTCCAGCTTTCGGAGCGCTGCAGCTTCTTTGCCTTGACGGATTTCAGCCAGGCTTTCACCTGTGGCATGTTCTGATTGACGTTCTGATGCTTGACGGCCTTCTTTACAGCAAGATCAAAATCGTTTGTTCCGATCTTGTCCAGGCACTCGTTCCGGAGATCGAGATCCTCAATCTGAGCAAGGCGGTCAAAGTCCATCAGGGAGATCTGCCGGGTGGAGACTTCCTTCAGCTTCTTCTGATCCAGCTCGGCCATCTTCAGGCGGCGCCGGACGGTGGTCTCAGAGAAGCCGGTTCGGTTCACGATGGTCTGGACGCTGTGTCCCATGTCCAGCATCATCTGGAATCCCTGGGCCTGTTCATAGACCGTCAGGTCAGACCGCTGCATGTTCTCAATCAGCATGGTTTCCTGCTGCTGCCCTTGGGACATGATGACGATGCTGCACGGTACTGTGTCCTCTTCTGCCATCTTCGCCGCGGCAAGACGGCGATGGCCGATCACGACCACATAGAGGTCATCGTCCCGCGGATCGGTCACGCCATATTCCCGGCCGGTCAGTTTCGGAACACAGGCAATCGGAACGACAGTCAGGTTCTGCAGAATGCCGTTGCCCTTGATGCTCTCCGCCAGCTCCGTCAAATCCCCGAGATCTTTTCGGGGATTGAGCGGATGCTCACGGAGCTGGCCAACAGGGATGTAAGTAATCTCTGCCATGGTTTAGCCCTCCGCGGGAACGTCACAGGGCAGAACCTCGCGCGGTTCGCTGCCGTTATACGGGCCGACCACGCCGAGATCTTCCAGCGCCTGCATGATGCGGGCGGCACGGGAGTAGCCGATCTTCAACCGGCGCTGCAGCAGTGTGATGGATGCCTTGTTCTCCATCCGGACCAGCTGCGTGGCCGCGGTAACCAGATCCTCGGTGGTTGCATCCTCGCCGGCATCGGGATCATCCGGAAGGATCTCGTCAACGTCGAGGTCATCAAGAGCCTCTGCCGGATCATGGTCATCGGCATCTTCCTCTTCCTCAGCTTCCGGTTCGACCTCGCCGTCATCCAGATCGGACACATCCTCGTCCTCGTCATCCTCCGCCTCGTCCTCATCGATCACCGGAAGCTGTGCCCGCTGCAGCAGATTGTTTTCCATGACCTGCCGGAAGAAGTACTGAAGCCAGAAATCAGAGACCTTCACATAAATGTTTTTGAACTTATTCCGGAGCGCTTCGCTGATCGTGAAGGTACCGGTGATCTTGGTGGCCAGTTCTCCGTCTTTGCGGTAGATCACCATGGATGCGTCCTGGGAGATGTAGTCCTTGTTCTCCGCATCGGCCAGCATGTCCAGCTGCTGGTCCATTCCGGTCAGGGGCTTGATGGTCAGTGTGATCGGGTACCGATCGTGCTTCAGCCTGTAAGTGAGATCGTGCTCCTCGCACAGGCCGTCGAGTTTCTTTTTCTGGGCATCGTATTTGGTGGATTCGCTCATGTTTTTTCTCCTTTCAGTCGAGTATCAGAAGCAGGTCATTCCACGACTCTGCTACCCGATACTGTTTCAAATCCTGCTCGGTCACATACTTGCGACCGAAGACTTCTTTCATGTCGGTCCACACGGACCAGGGAATTCGATAAACTGTATTTGTATGAAATCCTATGATTACGTAACATTTGGCCCCGAGTTCTGACGCAAGATTCATGTATGAGCACTGCGCGTCACTCACACGGTCCTGGGTGATGCGGTCGGTGCTGGTGTACTTGGCCTCGAAGATCACCGAGCGCCCGCCTTTGATGGTGCCCTTGTAATCCGGCTGGGCGCGTTTGACGAAGCAGCCGATGAACCGCATCTGTTCCAACCGCTTGATGATCTTGAACGGCTCCGGCGTCTTGTCGATCAGGGCATAGCCCTTGTCGGCGTAGTAGGCAAAGGTGGCGTCGAGACGATCCTCAAAGGCCTTACCCTCTGCCCGGTTCTTCCGTCCCTGCTTCTGCTTCTCCTTGCTCGGGGAAGGGAGCGGCGGCAGCTGGTTCATGTTCCCACCCCGAATCTGAGATCAGTCAGAAGACAGGCAAAAATCTCTATAGCTCGGTCGTTCATGTTGAGCTTCTGAACCATATCACGGCTCTGCACCTCTGCTATATTGCGGGGAATACCGATCGACATAAGCACCTTCCGGATGCGCTTTCTGCTAAGTCTCTTCCGGATGCGCTTTCTGCTAAGTCTCTTCCGGATACAGTGCGGGGGAGCGAACGTTCCACAAATCTCAACTGCGTCGTCACCATGGATGAAGTAGGTCGATGTGGCGGTGAAATCTTCTCCGGGAGCAGGGTCAAAGTGGATTTCATGAGCTACTTTAGCGACTTCACACCACACATCGTTCGAGTCTTTGTACATCAGCTTCCCTGGCTGTAAATCTTCAAACGTCGGCATTGGATTCCTCCTTTATGATCTGCCGAATCTTATCGGCAACCTCTGTTTTCCAGATCCGGAACACATATCCGCGGACCGCCTTTTCCGATTTGCCTACTTTCTGAGCGATCAGGCTGTATGGATCCCCGTTCCGGATTCCGTCTTTCAGGACTGCTACCAGTTCTGGCGTCCAGCTTCCGGCGTGGGGATCGGCGCGGATTGGCCGGTCTTTGATTTTGAGATCATTGATGCGCCGCTGGATGGCACCCTCTGACCTGCTCAGCTCCTTCGACAGTTCCGGCCATGTGTAGCGGTGCTGCTTCAGGAGACTGCGAAGACGCTGATCCTCAAAAGGTGTCCATGGATCTGTCCGATGGATCAGGTGCTTCCGGAAATCCTTCGACCGCTGATCCGCTACCCAGTCAGGTTCCCAACCGAGGGCGTGTTCCTCCATCTGAGAGAAGTCCAGGAACGAGCGGTGCTTCTCTGCCCATTTCCAGAACTCGTCCAGATAGACAATCCGGACACGGCTTCTGTTGCTGCGCTTCTTGTAGTGATACGGAAAGTCTCGGTCTTTCAGCCAGCTCTTCACGTTGTAGGAATTGAAGTTTCTGCCGTAGAAGGCAATGTACAGCTGATTCAGCGTGACGTACTCGCCATTGCTGTAGAATCTGCCGAGCCCCAGCCTTGAAGCCTTTTCCCTGATCCCATCAACAGACCGGTGCAAGGCGTTTGCCATACCCTCATAGGATGTGTGCCCCCAGGCGTTTCGCAGATACTCCACTTCTTCGGAAGTCCAGTTCGGGGTAGTTCTTCGACAACTCATACTGCACTCCCTCAGAAAAACATCAGCTGTCCGGCTTCGTCGCCAAAGAAAACCGTTTCCTCGGCTTCCACTGGCTTTTCCGGCTCTGGGGATATAACAACAGGGGATTCGACCGTCACGGCCACGGGAGGCGATTGCAACGGGCGAGGCGGGGCTTCCACGGCTACGGGTTCGGTTTTCTCTGCCGGGGATATTCTGCCGCGTGACAGCATCAGGTCCATCGCCGCTGCCATCCTCCGGCCTACCCACAGCTCGCTGGTCATGAACATCGGTGTATACCAGATCCGGCTGCAGTCATCGACCGGGATCAGACCCCGGCTATCCCGTGTCTTGAGCGGATTGCACAGGGTGTCTCCGATCACGACGTAACCGGCAAGGCCCATGAAGGACATCATGATGTAGCACATGCAGCCGACCGTGAAGTCTATGTCCTGGGCGATCGCCAGACACTGTGTCTGAGGATTGATACCATGCTGGATGCAGCTGTTACAGAACGCAACCAGAAGGGCACCGGCCCCGCAGGCCGGGTCCGTCACGGAGACGAACCCTTGGTCTGCGATCTTTGATTCCAGCACCTTGTAGTCAGAGACAAGCGCTGCCGTACACCGGCAAACGGAATACGGTGTGAAGAACTGGCCTGCGGCGGCGCTTCCGAAGTCGAGCGCCATGTACATCTCACCGAGGAAGTCCTGATCCGGATTGTCTTCCAGACCATTGACGATCTCGGCGATCATCCTGGCGAAGATATCCAGCTCGTTCTTCTTGTACTGGCCGGCGAACTGCATGTACAGCTTTTCCCGCTCGTCATAGTGGATGGGATCCCCGAGGTTTGAGAGCATACAGGCGGTCATGACAAGGAAGTCATCGAAGATCTTTCGCCGGTTCTTGCTGCCGTCAAAGGCAGAGAAGAGCTTGACGATCTCTTTCTGATGCGGGTCTCGCACCAGCCTTGCATCTTTGGCCATCAGGATTCCTCCCGGAAAACAGGGAAGTAATACACTGGATCCTCACAGATCCACATCTCGATGTCGGCGGCAAGCGCGTCATTCTCATTCGAATACCGGGCGAGTGTGACGGGGTGGTCATTCTCGATAACGGCGACAACGATCCAGCGGTTGTCCGCTTTCTTCTGAACCTCCGTCTTGACGATCCGGGAGACCGGGACGGTGATATGCGCATCCTGGCTTTTGACTACATTCATGCTTTCCACCTCACATTCCATACCACCAGTATGCTGTTGATGGGCCTGTTTTATGCTCATTCCTGGCCGTGACAGATCCGTCAGCATTGATAACTGCAAATTCCAGATCAGGCCTCCAACGATCAGGACGCTTGCCGTTGATATAGTCTGTCGCAATTTCAAGACCCAAGGCATCGTCCTCAGGACGAGTGGGGTGGCCTTTCACATAACCTTCCACGCTTCCGTCCAATACAGACTGCATATCACCGTATCTTCCGGATTCCGCCCTTGGAATATCAACACCCCAGATATACGTTATTGCACCGTCTTTCGTTACATGCCTATCCATCCTCAACGACGCAATATGTTCCGCGAACAGTTTTGACAGCGCCGTGATCTGTGCCTGCTTCGATTCTTCATCGACAAGGGGCTTTTCAATCTTTTCTCCTGTCTGGGGGTCAATATTGTGGTCAGAACACCACTTAGTGAAACCGGCACGCATCTCGCCCTCAGTATCCGACTTTACCTGTTTGGTGACTCTCTGAGTCGTGTTGTGATGGACGATCACTCCGGTGGTGATGCAGCCGATCATCATGGATAACGCCCAGATAAAAATCATGATCAGCGTGATGCCGTTCCGGATCTTGAAATCATGGAACCAGTCCTGCGGATTGAATCTCGGCGGCGTCTGCCGGGACGGTGGAGTTGGCTCTTCCTGAGCGGCCCACACGGGGACAAGAGCTCTTGCATTGGTGTCTGTCATGTGTATCAGTCCTTTCAGTTAGTCAGTTTAGTCAGTCAATATAGTCAGTTGAGTCAGTATGCGTTTCGCCCGGTTCGGGCATC